TAACGCAATATATGCGACATAGTTGTCGTATAACTATGGAAACCCATCAATAAAAAAGGCCGGTATTATCCGGCCTTTTTTTTAAATCAAATCATTGAGTGTGTACATAGTTATTACGCACACAATAAATGCAATCAAATAGAGATTATTCAACTGCAATAATCGACGTGACTGCCGCGACAGCATCGGGGTCTGATAAATGCGCGGCATCGGTGTTCATGCTGGCTGCTGCAACGATGTTGTTAGAGTTGGCGCCGATTTCGACTAGCATATCGTCCAATGTAGCGACAACCGTGCGCAAGGCAGCGACATTCATTTGGATAGCCAGACTGGCGGCTTTGTTAACGTCTGGCTCGTCATGGACAGCGCGGAACAGTTCTTTTAAGGTCGTGTTTTCGGTAATAGCGGTCATGTTATTGATCCTTTCTGGATAGTGTGATGGATGAGCGGCAATACTATCACACAATCTAGCCGCTCGGCAGCCGGATAATTTGCCGTTCATATAGGCCGTTATTTGTCCAGCGTATTTGTCAATCGTGCGGTGAGAGTCATCCTGGTAGACCTGCAATTCATTTTTAAATTGATGCAGGATCGTTATGAAATAATCGTGCTCAAAAGTATTGCTGTCAAACTGTTGCATTGATGTACTCGATAAGTTTTTTGCAAAAAACGGTTATCTTTCGCAGGGCCAGGTACACATAGGCCGGGATTAAAAAGAAAGTCACTATTAAAAAAATCGCAATAAATGCGCAGTTCTCTAAGAGGCGTTCGGTGTATCGTAATTGTGTGTCCATCATTCGCCGGTCAGACACCAACGCAACAGCACTAGGGCCACGCGCTCAAGTTCGTCGGCATTAGCCGCTTCGATTAAATAATTTCGTCTGTAGGTTAAAAACATTATATCTATATCCAGTTTGCTCATTTCTTACTCCTCGTTTTTTAGATTAACAGCTCAGAATAGTACCATTTAAATAACCTCTGCCGCTCAACCAAGCCATTGATGCCACCGTTAATCATTTTGGTCACGGCTTGCACGTCCGCATTGCTGTGGCCTTTGTCGCAGATTGCCCAGATGTTATTAATGGTGAAAAACCACGCGGCAGATTCAAGCGGATATTTATGCGCTAAGAGACCGGGATTGCTTAAACAGTCCTCGCCGATGTAATCGCTAAAGGCTTTGTAGTTATCCGCACCAGTGCATTGTAGATAGCCACGGCCCCGATATTTATAGCCGTCACCACTTGCCTCGTTGCCGTTACCCATCCGATTGGCATAAGCACGGTTTCCAATGCCGACGGGATCGCGCTGATAGTTGATCGAGTCTCTGTAGGTAAAACGATTGCCAAAGACTCTTAACAATCCACCGGAACTATAATTTAGATTTTCCTGGGTCGCCGTGAAATTTTTCGACTCATGCGAAAGCTGAGACAAAAAGTGACACAATCTGCGCGGGCCGTCGATCTGTTTGATCGTTGGTATCTGCAATAATATTTTTTCCGGGACGATCCCGGTCAAGGCGTCAATCTTCATTTATTGTACTGGATGACGTGTAGCTCATTTGAGATGACCTTGGAGCCAGTACCAAGCCGCCGCTAACAATACAGGAAGGCTATACTGAACAAACGTAGTCGTAATCACGTGATACATTGCCCTCCGCTCTTGCTCTGCTCTAATGCGCTCTTTTATCCATTCATGATGTTCGCTGTGATCTTCGTTGCTGATTCGGGCCCGCTCCTCAAATATTTCTATCAGCACCTCTTTTAGTTCCACTCGATTTAATGCGGTCACCTGTCTAGCGGCTCATTTTTCGCATGGCCGAAATTAAAGGCTAACGTGTGAATAGCATCGCCGATAATACCAACCTGCGGGAGTGCTGCGGCAAGAACCGAGGCCGCGCCGATGACCGATGCCAGGCCGGTTAGAAAAGTTGTGATGAAGTCGAATATTTCCGTCATTTTATAAGCTCTGGTGGCAGGCTATTTAGCCAAGTTAAGATGAAATGTTTATCGGCATCTATTGCGTCAGCGAGAAATGACTTTTTCTGTACAAGTCGGTCAAGCTCTTCTGAAAGTTCAGCGGCTGATAAGTAGAATCCTCCACCATCTGCACTTTTATCGATTCCGGGATGACTAGCTTCGGGCACGGCACAATCGCTACTGGGCTGATGACTGGCCCACATCCGGCGAGCAGACGCAAGCACAGCGCTGTTACCAGCCAGCAATTCAATGTTTTTAGAATGTTCAGCTTCAAATTGGATAGCGCTGACCGCCTGCGCGGCTGCGGTTCGATCCGCTGCGGCTTTTGCTCCTCGCAGTATATCCGCTGTCTTGCTGTTTGATAAGTCAATGGCTTGCTCCAATTTTAAAATACTCGATTGATCGTATTTGACACCGGCGGCAAAACCGGCGGCAAAAGTAACACTGATGACCATAACACATAACATATTCATTTAGGCAGGCACATGGCAATTTCTACACGGCGTTGTTTGTCGCCCTTAGCATACGCGGCCAGTATCTGCTTCCGGGCAGTAAGACACGTGTTGCGGTTAGAAAAGGCGGTAAATGAAACATCGTTCCAGGTGACTACAAGAAATAAAATATAAGGTGTTATCATAATGGTGCCTCGAAAGTTACTGTGCCCGCTACTATTGCTGCCCCCAACGCGGTAACTGTAGCCACAATTCTTGCTCCATTTGTGGTAACAACAGCGGCAACAGCCCCGGTCGCATTAGTATAAGTAAAACCCGATAAAGTCACGGTAGGGACAGTGTTCATAGTCACCTTGGTCGGTGCTCTAACTCCAAAAGCCGCTCCAGCCGCGCCGTAGCCATGTAGGCTGAAAGTGTCCGAGAAATAAAATTGCTGACAAAATGCCAAATCCTCAGCATAGTCTTTATAATCTATAACCGGAACAGTTCCTAAGTTCATCACAACATTTTCAGTTTTGAAAACATTGTTTATAGTACCAGCATCATTAACCTGTGCAGCGGTACAAGCAAAACTATTGGCTGAATTTATCCAACTTCCCGCCGCTTGTTGAAAGTTAGCACCTCCGGCATTAACAAAAGATACGATGAGCCCGGCCAGGTTATTGTAATTTGCTATAAGCGGCGAGCCACCGGCTATGGTAATGGTCTTTGATTCCTCGGTATTAGCTACGTTGATCGTGTATTCAGCGACATAAACCGATGTACCGTTATAAATACTTACACAATGGATCCCCGTAACCGCGCTAGTTACGTCAAAGCTGAGGGTGAATGTGGCGTTTAGGTATTTAGCAGCTTCGTAGCCGCGTATATACGTTTGCTGCACTATGAAGTCGGTTGCCGCCACGGCCGCGTCCGCTGTTGTGAATGTTACAGACCTGCCGAATTTTGTCGTTGCGCTGCCCGCTGTTTGCGCTATAGTCAAGACTGCGGCACTGACTTTGTTATGTACCCAACCGTCAAGATCCCAAGCCCCTGCTACTATTGCCGGGAAACTTGTACCGCGCTGGGCTACTCTAAACAAGCCATTGATAATGTCGTTTCTTCCTGTCGCTGCGATCAATGCGACTAATTCTTCATACCGCACCGAATCACCGCTAACCGTCCCAGCCAAGAGCCCTGTTAATTTATGATTGCCCATCGGCAAATTTGCAGTAATTGGCGTTTGCCCGTCGGCTGCAATTGAGCCCGTCAATGCGGCGGCAATATCATTTACTGTCGTATTGAATTTGGTAGCCTCTATCACCGTTCCGCCAACAACCGGGAATGATGATGCTGGCGCGGTATAATTTCCTGAACCGTTTCTACTCATTTTGTGCGCCTGCTATTGATCGTTGGGTTAATTGCCTAATCATTTCACTTATCCTCGTGTCGGGTATATTACCTGTTGCCATGCGCTTGTTATACGCATCAATTAATGGCTGTAATTTATCAGGGTTAAGCATTGCATCGTCAAGTTTTCGCGCTCCCCTGGTAACCCCTAAAGCGTGTACAATTTGAAGCGCTTTTGAAGTCATGCCGCCACCAGCGGATAGGGCCGACTTTGCTAAACTTGCGATATTATCGGCAGTTTGAGAGCCTGAGATTCCGCGCGGCCCCGCTTTCGCCTGTTCGATCGCATTGATGGTCTTGATAACATCGTCTGTTTTAGCTCTTGATCCTTCGCTTATTGTGCTGACATAGCCTTTTTTACCCTGGTTCATGTAAGTTTCATCGGCCACCGCTTTGCGCAAGGCTCGCGCCGTAAGCTGTGGCGTTTCAGTTCCGTAGATCGGTTTGCTTAAAGCCGCTCTATCAAGTATGTCCTGAAATGCCCTGCCCTCGGTAACGGGTGCTATTTTTTCGCTATAATTTTTATTATACGCGTCCCATTTTCCACCGGATGACTGGTTCAGACTGTCATCAACATTTTGCATAATCTCGTAAGCGATGCGCCGATTGCCTTTTGCTGAATTTGTCAATTCATCCGGGGAAACGGTTTTAAGCGCCAGTTTGTCGGCCAGTTCTTTTTTAAGCGTGTAAAGGTCTGCTGGATGTGCTGTAGATTCCAATTCGCCCTGCGGTAATTTCTGCTTAGGTGCATTTTTTCGGTTTAACGCGCCTATCTCAACCTGCCCTGGAACAGACGGCTTTAATATAAGGGCATCCCTGGAGCGATTAATTAGCGGAACCGCGCTGCTAAATCTAACCCCCGGTTCATCGGTTTTCTGAGCGATATAATTTGCCATCTGCTCCCGGTACGTGGGATTAGCCAGCGCCGCATTGAACGCATCTTCTCGCATTGGCCCAGTTGCTGCGTTTACCGCATCTTGTGCAGTGTTCGCCACCTGTTCAGGCATTGCCATACTCTCAAGCGTGTCATAACTCGCTTTCGCGTTAACATTGTCGCGATTAAAAAATCCTTCTGGATTTCTAAGCCTGGCGTTCATTTCGAGCTTTAACAGCGCGGTTCTTTCAACGTCAGACATGGATTTATCCATGTGCGCTAACATTGCTGTAGTTGGCTCTGCACCTGTGTTCTTGAAAAGCAATGATGTCCCCGGGCCGATAAAATCATCAGGGACGGCATTTAATCTGTTTGGCATTTGGAGCTTACCGATACCCTCGCCTGACAGTTCGGCAATGATTTTATTTACAGCGTTGCGTTCTGGTGTAAATATTTGAGAAACTACATCATAGACTTTTTTGCCCACTGGAATTAGAGCGCCGCCAGCTCCTGTAAACGCCGTTGTTGTGCCTGCGCTTAATGCCCTGTCGCCTATATCGCCTTCTGTTGTAGCGCCCGCTAAGCCGCCGGACATAAGCGCGGTTTTTAATATACCGCCCCCAGGTAATGCAAAATATGGCGCACTTGCCCCGACAAATTTACCGGCTTCCCCTGCAAATCCCGTAGCTTTATCTAGGCTCTGCTTACTTTTTTCTTTAAGCCATTGGTGCGCTGCGTTTTCCGGTAATAAGTCGGATAGTCCAGCGCCAGCCTTAAGAACCTCGCCGCCGACACCACTTAAAAATCGGTTAACGGCTGGCAGTTCTTTTTGTGATGCCTTCCATTCAGCATAAGCCATAGGCTCTGACTTCTGCGCTTTCCAATCTGAATAACTTAATGGCTCGCTCATTTTTTATGGCTCCTTAAATATTCTTGATAGGCTGGGTCATCTGCTCCTTCGTCTTTTGGTGCCTGTTTAGCTTGTTCCTTCGCAATATCTGCCGCTAAGGCCGCTCTGTCCTCTGCGCTGGTGTTTGGGGAGATATCTATGTTTATTTGTGGCTTAGCTTGTGCCGCAATGCGCGTCTTTCCGCCTTTTGCTGTTGCGGGGATTTCTGGAATTGGATACTTGCTCACATCAAACCCAGCATTGCCGTAAGATTGCAGGTATTCATTTTGCTTATTTATCAACAGCGCCTTAATACCCTCTAGTTTGTCCTTTGCCACTGCGGGTAAGTCATTAAGTTTGGGGAGCATTTTTTCATACTTTTTTTCATCTTCTTTTCTAAGTACGCCGCCCTCCAAATATGAGCCAATAGATTGTCTTGCTCTTCGCAATTCAGCGTCAATTTCTTGCCCTTTCTCGTCGTACGGATTGATTGAGTGAATTGCCCCACTTATCGGCCCGAACATTTTTTCATTATCTTCTACAAGGCTATTTAACCCTCCTAGAACGCCAGTGCTTAATTGGCTACCCTCTGCGAGTATGTTGGCGCTTGCGGCAGGTAATGGCCTGCCTGTTAGATTTCCTTGCCCCGGAGCTTTACCCTGCATACCAATATCGCGCACCTCACCCGTGACCGGGTTTACTTGCTGTAATGCCCCACTTGCATCGGGCATAGTTTGCCACTTCTCCGGCTGTGGTGGTGGGCGTAGTCCCGCAATAAGCCGCGCATTATCAGCCCTGCCTTGTCTGTTTAACTCGCCTTCCTGAGTTCTCCATTCTTTATCAGCTACCGCTTTTCTTTGGTCTACACCCTCTTGATAGTGACGATCTGCAAGCTTTATTCCGGCGGCTGTTTTCGCCGTTTCATTGGCTGCAATCATCGGCAATGTGGTTTCGATGCCAAGGTCGCTATCAGCCAAACTTTCACTGGTAAACCCGCCATTAGCTATCATCTGTTTGACCATGGCCGCTTTCCTATCGCCTAATGCCGCTGTGCGCTCATCGGCCTTTTTACCGATATAAGCCCCACTCAAGGCCTGAGCCACTTTAGCAATGCCAGCCAAGGGCGAGATAGGCACCACATAACCGCCCGCCATTTGGTTTGTTTCTAATGGTTCTGCTCCTTGTGCCATAAGCATCTCGGCTATTCGTTGCCTACGTGCTATTGCGGTCTGTTCGTCGTCTACTGTTGCCATTATTGCGCTCCGAATTTGTTCATGAATATTTGCCGCGCTATTTTGTTGTTTTGGCTATCCGGCGCTTGATTCGAATCAAGCAATTGAGCGGCTAAGGCGTTAGCCTGTTCGGTGGCATCGTCTGCATAAGGGTCAGACTCTGCATAATTTCCAAGATTGCTTCGATAGTGGTTAATTTGCTTCGCCTTATCAATGTAAGGCGAAGCTTTATCCATGTATCCGCGTGCTGTATTCATAAATCCGCCAACTCCAACGCCTCCCATTGATGCAAAACTAGGTGTTAATGCGCTGGTTGCTGCTGCTGTGCCTGCTGTGCCTAGTGTCCCGGCACCAGAGACACCGCCCAATGTTCCACCAATTGCACCTTGCATTCCTGCGCCCGTTCCAGCGGCTACCGCTCCGCTGCTCAATGCTGGGGTAATTGCAGCTGATCCAGCCGCGCCGAAACTACTAAGGCCGCCTACGGCTGTAGAACCTGCCCCCGCAGAGGCAGCGGGTGCCGCCGCCGCGCTTGGCCCCAAAGCACTAGACGCCGCGCCGGCTGAAAAAAACGTAGCCGCCGCAATTGCCGCCGCATCACCGGGTTTATTCCTCACGAAGCGATCGATCCCGTCCAGGCCGATTTGTTTGTTAATAGTGGTCGCTAATACTGCGCCAGGCTCATAATCCTGAATAGCTCCAACTACCGGCGATAAGCCAGCATTAACGCCCGTGGCTACCTGTGTCGCAGCCTCATGAATGGGGTTTGTTAGCTGATTAACCCCAGGGATATAGGTTGACGGGTCAAGCATTTGCCCGAGTTTAGCTATACCGCTCTCGTGTGGGTTTTGCCAGTCGTTCGAGCCAGCGAGCTTTTCAGTTTCTTGCCAGTTGCCAAAGTTAATCATTTGCTACCCGGCCCCAACATATAAGCGCCGCCTAATGAGCCTATTAAGCCGGCCCCTGCTCCTAGATTTGCATTCTGCGACGCTTGTTTTTGGTTATATACATTTTGCTGAGCTTGCCCTTGATTAGTGACAGCATTGCCAATTGGCGACGCACCAACGTTGGCCCCGGCTTGATAGCCCAGGTTACCGGAAAATGGATTGCTAACCTGTGCGCCGCTCAGTAATGCGTTTATTTCGTTTAGTGGCGTATCGCGCTTGGCCATCAGCTCATTAATGGCCTGTTGCCTGGAGCCCATATTCTGGTTAAAATCTTGCTGTGCTGCCTGCCCGCCAGCCAAAATTGCATTACTTCCAGCATCGTTATATTGTCGATCAATTTGATCCATAGCAGTGCCATAAGCTGCCGTTCCCGGTCTTATTCCTGCTGCTATCAATTCGGAGTTTTTAGACGCTCGCTGCTGGTTTGTGTCGGTTTTCACACGTCCCATCATTGCCGAAACGACATCATTCCTAATCTGATCTGACGCCTTTGGGGCAGCGGCTAGCCCTTTAAAATCAATAGCTTTACCAAGATTTGGTGACATTGCTTTAGCAAGCATGTTGCCCACATCAAGCAAGGTATTTTTGCCTAAAAGCCCCTTGGTATAAAGTTGTTGCTGCTCTTTCGATAGCTTTTGCGTTATTGACGGAATGACCGAATCGCCAGTGCCAGCGAATGCCTGATGCTTGGGATCGGCTACCCACGCTTGTTTCTGCGCTGCGGTTAAACCAGCGGGTGGGGGAATGGCCGCCCTTGCTCCTTCTTTCGCCCATGCGACGTTTTGTGTTCCGTAGGGATTAATTACATTAGGGTTGTTCAGCTTTCCCGATGCAATTGCCGCTTCTTTGTTGGCCGTACCTTGTGCAACGGCTGCGCCAACATAATCCGGCGCCGGTGGTGCGTCTGATCCGCCCATAACTTTTAACCCTTCAATCTAATATTTAAAAATCGACAATCTGATCTTCTCATTGTGCATAAAATCAAATCCCCGTCTGGGTGCGCTCCATCTATGCGGTATTCTTCGATAAATCCCGCTTGTTTTGCCATCTTTACTATGTCAGCATTATCTTCAGGCATAATTGCAATCAACATCTCAAGGCCTAATTGTATAAACGGGTAGTGAAAAATAAACCATAAAAAGGCTTTTGTTCCTCTTGCGCTTTTTCCTACGACAATATGCTGTTGGCATGATTTGCCGTTAAAACAGTTATAACCAACGACGGCAACCAGTGCCCCCTTATTTTCCAAGCCTATTGTTTGCACCATATCTGAACAAGGCTTATTACATTGCTCTGACATCCACGTCCTACACCGTTCATTATCATTATCAATAATCTTATAGGCCACCGCCGACCTCATAAACATAATCGGTTGAAATCCATTGGATATCCAGCGAGCTGGTTGTCATCTTTAGTTTTCCGGCCGCACAATACCCCGGCCATTCGGTAGGACTTGCCCAATTCTTTGAAATACTTAAACCCGACTGCCATGTGTCAGCATCCCATAACGCGACATCCCACAACGCCGAACCTTGGGGCGCGTAAGTTGCTAGGCCTATTATTTCTGTATCACTAAAATCGACATCCATATCAAGCAAAAAATTAATGGTACCGTTAGCCGCGAGTACCGGCCTAAACATCTTGAACTGTTTTAACTGGCCTTTTGTGCCGAAATAGGAAAAGGCCGTTTTTGCATAGGCGACAATATTGGCGCCCTGATCTGCATGGGTAACCCAGGCTTTTATGACACTAGTTCCCTGGCAATAATATAACTCGTTATTAAATGTTCCAAAATCCTCTGCATTCCAGCCTATGAACCTACACCACGCATTGGTTATTGAGTTCATCACATATTGATAATGAACGCCGTCCTCGGCTGTTGGAATATTGAACAATATCGCGTTTTGATCTGGATAAGCGATCGCTTTCCAGCCAAAATTACTTCCGTAGGATAATGCAGCTTGATTAAAGGCGGGCTGTATCTTGTAAGTTATAGCTTTTGAGAAATCAAGCCCTGATAGATTCCAAACTGTAGATAAGGGATAAGCCCCATTTTTGGTTAAAATAACCAGCTCCGAACCTATTTTCATGATGCACTGGCGACCTAATGGCTCACCGAGGTGATAAGTCCCGACGAGTGACCATGCCGCAGAATCAGCGGGATTATTGCCTTGGTAAACAATTACCTCGCCTTTAGACGTAACAAATACCATTCTATCGTCCGGCCCATCTCCGGCATCGACTGACCATGATTCGGCGGCCATTAAATAACCGCCTAATTGAGCAACGCCAGAGAGGTTAAACTGAGTTAATGTTCCACCGGCGGCCCCTGCGGCTAGATACCAGAACGATAGGCTATCTTTTGCAATAAAGATTAATCGGCCCTTGAACAGGCATACGCCAATAAGGCTCGTGGTGGCTACTCCCGTTAATGCTGGACTGGTTGCCCCATCAACGGCTAACCACGTCGTACCGTTATAATATAATGGCTTATCGACACCATTAACCATGATTAAATAATTATTTGTACCGTCCCCAAACTGTAAGTGTTGATGTTTACCGTTGGTTCTTGCCGCTACTGATGTCCCAACCACGCCTGAAACGGACACGTCATAAACACCGCTGGCAGTGGAGCAAAACATTTTATTAGTGCCATTTAGAGCATTATAAACGGCTAGAGTTTTCCCGGTTCCAGTCATGCCGGTAGTATGACTTATGCTGCCGCCTCGTATTTCGCAATACCCTGTTCCTGGAAACCAGTTATCCAGCGCAACCGCTTCACTAGGACTCATGTCGGCTAAAGCATTAACAGCGTTCCAGCCGCCAACAGGTGCCGGATAGCTGATAAACCGGCTTATCTGTTGCTTTTGCTGTGCTTTGTTCCTTACCGCGCGTCTCACGGCACCAACCAATTCCCAACAGGCGCAAATATACCGGGGCTTATTCCTATGCTTTCATCATCCATAAATAAGCATGTTTTCCCACCATCCCGGCCCATGGCGTCCTTTACCTGCCGTTCATAAGTATTAAACAATTCGCCATAGTCTAAGCCTTTCTGCGCCGCCCAGCGCCAGCGCAACCCGAGTAAGGCTAGGTTATCAGGAATTAAAAAAGTGTCTGTATCGGCGGTGAAAAATTCTTTTGTAGTCGTGCCGTTTACGTCGAGAATCGCGTATTTTGATTCATACTCCCATTTCCAAACATGCCCAGCTACCGGAACCGGATTAACTAATAAATGGTCGCCACGAAACCGGAATTGATAACGTGGCCCGGTGGATAGAATGGCCTTTAGTGCCTGCCATTGTTGCCCATCAAGCGGCCCTAAGACTGGCAGTCTGTCGGTCGTGTCCCAGATGGTATTGTTACGCAGGAACCGAAAGCCTGAATCCAGCGTGTTAATGTCACCCTGATCTTCATTCGCAATAGTGGTATGAACCGCCTCACGCTGTAAACCCTGCCAAGTGTGACGGCTTGCTAGGTCGTTTACTTCTTCTTCCAGCAATCCCATAACTTGCAGGATGCGATCGTCTGTTGTCCCGTAAACAGAATTTGTGGTGCTGATGCCAGACCGCTGGCAAAACTTATTAACCAGCGTTAATAAGTTCATTAGTCATCATCCAGAAGCTCATCTGCGCTAATCCCTTGGACTATCGCAGAAGATTGTAATGGTTGTGCGATTGATTGTAATGGTTGGAATTGCGAGGAGTGTGTAATCATGCGGGATAATTCATTAATTTTGTTTTCCAGGTTTGCAATGGTTAATGATTGATCCTCGACTTGTTTTTTTAGAGCTGCATTTTCAATCGTTACCGGGCCAGCTTTTTTAATTGCTTTTAACCAAGCGTTTGCTTTATTTTTAAGATCGACTCCACCCATTCCCAGGCGAAAGATACCTTCATCGTTAATAGCCGCTAATTGTTCAACAGTTAAAACATGCATCTTGATGAGAGTTTCTTGTTGAGCGGGGGAGCATACACCCCATCCTTTGATCGGAAAGCCATCTAACGGCAATTCTTGACCTTGCTGCCATGCTGTATAAGCGGCCCTGTATTTATCAAGAAACTCGTTTGGAATACGGCCATTCCTTACGTCAGTTGTGAGTTGCTCAAACCAATTAACGACCTTGTATTTCATAATATCTTTTGAGTATGGCGGCGTAATGTAAGCCATATCAATGTCGCGAGCCACATAATGACCGGCAGCGAGTGAAGCCGCTTTATCTTCAATTGCCACCCGCTCAAATTTGACATACGCCATCCCACCCGGATCGTTTTGCATAATTTGCGATAACATAAATTCTCCAAATAATTAAAAAAACCGGCCCTTTCGAGCCGGATAAGTATCAGAAGATTTTAAGCAACTGTCACAATAGTAGAAGGGTTATTGATGACGCCAGAACCATAACCCGTATAAGTTGCGGTTAGTGTAATGGTGCCTGTTGCTGTGGCGAGTTTATCAGCCGCGCCGCCGATAGTCGTACCGGCGTAAGCCGTTTTGCCATCTGCGCCTAACTTAACAACAATGGTTGATGCAGGGATGCCGGTGCCTGATAGGGCGGCTCCTAAAAATAAGCCGTCGTATCCATTAACGCAATACAATACTCCGCTACCGGTTACGGTATTGACAAGCAAGATCGACTCTGTCGCGGTTGCTGACTTGCGGTTACGCACGCCTAAAAGCTGTTTACCTGTTGCTGTTGCGCCTAAAATTCCAGCGGCGGCAATAGCAACAACGCCATCAGCAGCAACTGTGGCATTAGTTTTGTAAACCGCCCGCCCTTCAACCTGTACCCAGCCAAAAGTACCGGACGCCATAGGTGCCATTGCGACGCCCCAGGGAAAACCTTGAGTAACGGCAGATGGTAATAATCCCGCCTCGCCTAATTCATTCCAGGCGCATAAAGAGCCTTTCAGAATCGCATCGGTCGACTTGACATACATAAACGTCCCGAGCCCCCAGAAAGGGTCAACGGCGACGATCCTTAAGCCGAGTGGATGGCGCTGCGTGGTATCCGGTGCGAACCAGTCATTAAACGGTTGTGAGCCTGCGAAGGCTAAAATTGCTGCAAACATAATCTTTTCTCCAAAACACTAAAAGCCCGCCATACCGAGTAAATATTATGGCGGGGCGGGTATTACAAAATAATGACGCCTTGCTGGCTGCGGTTACTGCAAGTTAAATTCCCCATCCATAGAATCGGTATGACCGCACCATCTTGGTTAACCGGACGTTGCTCAGGCACTTCGGTCAAATCAGCGTCTTTATGCACAATCAGTTTTAAATACTCAGTATTGAGCATGTACATGTGGTTTGAAGGGATGCCGCTATTGCCGTCATAAATAACGTCAGCACTTTTGTATTTGATGGAAGCAAACCCAGCGTTAACGTTGTCGCTTGATGCGTAACGTTTCAAAGATACCTGGCTGCCCTCAAAATATTGGTAGAAATTATTATCTGAGACAATCAAATCGGGACAGTCACTAGGGCCACGGTCTAGCTGCAACCAAAGCGGCAACATGATAGACGTTTCTATGGTAGTAGCTGAGGCAGTTACGGAATTAACCGAGCAATCAAACACTTTGTTTTGCCAGAATGCCCAATCGGATGCGTTAATGCCGCCAACTGTGTTTGTATTAACATCGGCTACAATGGCTTGGAGGCCGTTGACTTGGTTACTTAATGAACCAGACGAATATAAATCACTTGAAAAGTTATTTTCAAATGTCCGTATCGCATTTTTCATTTTGGCTTTTGCTAATGAAATGAATGCGTTTTTTCCGCTATTGCTTCTTAGCTCTCGACCAGAAGCAACAACATTAATAGCAATTTGTCGCCATTGATATTCCGCGGAACTAATAACATCCGAGGCGGAAATATTTAATGAGTCCCAATCTGAATACCGCTGATAAGTGCCGTTCGCATTGTAATCAAGCGGAACAGTAAGCGATAAGCCGCCGTCAACAGTGGATTGGTTGCCGCGCTTCTTCATATAAGAGAGCATGGCGTTTCTGTTGCTAATGTTGTTCTTTATTTCTTTTCTGTGGTCGCGGAAAGTAGTCGAAACCAATTCCGTAAAGGTGCTGTTTGGTGATGGCATGATAGGCCTCCAGTGTAGTGAAAAATGAGTTTAATCATTTCCATCTGCATTGTCGGCCTGTCAGGCTTATTGTGCGGTGGTTGTGAGCGGGTCTAGCCCTGCTGTGCCGTTTCTGTCAGATTGACGCAGTTAATGCTTATTATAGTCAAAGCATTGAACGTGTCAATTTTTTTAACGTGTCATTTTTTTGACTATTGGTTATTTATCTTATCATAACTAGCGTTCATCGAGTCATCCCATGATTTTGCCGGTTGATTCGATATTCTACTGGTATTGACGGGTCGTATATTGCTACTCGATGCTTTTTTAGCTGCTTTTGCCGCTTCTGCTTTCTTGTTGATAATGGCCTGAGTCTGTTCTGTTACTGACTTTGACAATTCCTTAGCTCTAGTTATGGGATTAGCCCAGACCGCTTTCTCATAAGCTTGTTGCAAGTCAAGCCCAGACTTTAGCAACATAACGACGTCATCGGCAACTTCGTCAAAGTACACGTTAGCCGGGTCGGCTGCAAAATTATTAACTTCTTGCTCAATTTTAGAATAGTTTTGCTGTTGCAAGTGTTGTTCTCTTTGCCGCTCTTGCTGTTCTATTCGGTCTATTCGCTGCTGCAATTCTTGTGTTCTGGGATCGACCTGTGCCTGGCCTTCTTGGGGTATTAAACCTAAGTTCTGTCCGAGCGCTACGAATGCCGCCTGCCTGGATTCAGTTGAGCCCTCAGTGAGCGCCATATGATGCCCGAAAAGATTTTGGATAGCCTGCGTTTCACTCACGCCATGTTTTAATAATGATTCGCGAAAAGGTTCTATTACCCGCTGCATTTCTGCCGCCTGCTGATGACCTTGTTTATATTGCTCAATACCGTCAAGCATTTGCTTTTGACGCAATTCGATGTAATCTTGGGCTTCCCTGGGTATTTTCGTCCAGTTTTCGTGCTGCTCTTTAGACCATGAAGCGGGAGCTTCTCTCTCTTGGATTGCCTGTTCTTCCGTATCTTCTACAAGCTTGTCATACTCGCTTTCTTCATCTTGCGTTTCCTCCGGTTTGCTTTCATCTTGCAATCCGTCATCATTAAAATCTTCATTATCACCGCCAAAGCCCATGCTTTCGGCAATATCGGCAACGCCAGCATCTATGTCAAAGTCATCTGTATTTGAATCTTCAAATCCACTCATAAATTTATATCCTCATTACATCAGCGACTACACCGCTATTCATTTCTGCTTCCAGCCGTTCAAGTTTTGCCGCTGGCATCTTTTCAATTGCGCTTTCAATGGTTTTATCAACGGCCTTATCCAGCGCCTTGTCATCCTCAGAAACACGCCTATCAACGTCTTGCTTCATGCCTGGCTCATACTCCACACAATCATTCCTAGCCATATCTTCACGCCTTTGTCGCTGGTTGGTTATGTGCCGCCCATCAATCGGCGACTCGTAGCCACTTAACGCATCTGCCCTCATGTGAGCGGGAATGACGACCATTGGCGCCGTGATTATCTGCGAGGCCATAGCCCCGCATCTGCATTTTACGAAGGTCTGATGCTCTGATATTTTGGTTATTCTGGAAAATCTTAATTTGGTATGGTCACATGAATATAAATATGTCGGCACTAAGTCACCACTTTATAAAATAAATGAACGTCAAATCGGCCTGTTAAAAAATCGATAGATAGACCATTAGGGCAGGCTATACCATCCGGCCCGAACCATTGTGTTGCTGATTCGCTCAGAGCCAGGTTTACATTAACCATCACCGTACCGCCTGCACCTGTTGCCCCGTGCACTATGGTAAAAGTTGCCGCTGCCGGTACGGCGGCGCTTTCCTTTGTAGAATAGCCCATTAACCGCAGTCCGGCAGTTGCGACAACTGCTGCATCAACATCAGCCACTATTAACGCGTTTGCATCAATCAGCGCTGGTACAAAAAGACCCGCGCCGCCCTCATTCACTCGATTAGACATGTTTTTCCCCTATATTATAAAACTGTTGAAAATACTCTATAATCACTAATTTTTCATGCTCATGGACTAATTCTAAGATCGTTTCATCGTCTTGAGCGATAAAATCCATCAATTGTTTGGACAAAATTTCTTGCCGATACAAAGCCAGCAATTCTTTAACGCGGCTTATATCTCTTGAAAAACCAGGCCAGTCTATTTGTTCTGGAATTTTCTTTTTATCCTCTGCATAAAGCTTAATTATTTTAGCCGCTTTATGCTGTATTGCTTTCGGTGCCCCTTCTATTATTTCTTTGTAATATTCGTCTATCGATGTATCGATAAGTTTATCTATTGGCTTCCGCGTTATTTTACGCGGCTTTTGGTCTTGGTAATATATCCCACCTGCCGCGTCATCCCCGCCTATAGCTGCTGTCTGAGTCCCAGTAGCTCCAAATGCTGTGACCGTATCGCTAACATTTATATAAGCCAGTGTTCCGGTAATGCTACCCACGACACCGGAAGCGACTACCGAATCATTAACACTAGTGGTAGAGCTGGAACCTATTACTGTGGTTGTCCCATTGGCGGCAACAGAATCATTAATGTTTGCTTTTGCTAACGCTGCAAGTATCGTGGTTGTTCCACTGGCAGAAACACTGTCATTTATATTTGTGTGGGCTACTGAGCCAGTGACCGCATTACCGACTGAACCACTTGCCGAACAAACATCATTAATGTTTGCTTTTGCTAGCGACCCGGTTACTGTGGTCGTGCCAGTGGCGTTAATACTGTCATTGACGTTAGTTTTTGCTAACGCGCCAACTATAGAAGTGGTTCCGCTTGCCGAAATACTGTCATTGATATTTGTATAAGCTAACGATCCAGTAACAGCGCCACCGACTGAACCGATGGCTACGACAGAATCATTACTGTTTGTATAAGCGACTTGGCCGGTGATCGTTGTCGTGCCAGCGGCTGATGACGTATCATTAGCGTTAGTTTTTGCTAATGAGCTAACTATTGTGGTTGTACCACTGGCTATAACAGAGTCATTAGTATTTGTCTTTGCTAATGAGCCGGTTATACCACCCGCCGCAACAGCAAACAATCGCCGTGGCGGCGCTTTGAATATTTGCCAAGGGTTTACTGATAAAGAAGTAATTTGTCTGGTATCAAGAGCGGCCGTAAATAACGCACCTAGTGCACAAGCCGACGTACCGGCAGCATCAGAATAGCCAAATTGCTGTTGTTGTGAGCTTGCCGGGAACCCTAATGGTGTAGATAAAGTACCAACATTAATACCATCGACATAAACCGTGGTGTTAGCACCATCAAAAGTCGCAATGATTGTATATATGCGATTTAGTTGTACTGTGAAATTTGTGGTTAGGTTTAAATTATTATTATTCCAAATACCTATTACTAAAAAACCAGTACTATGATTTCTATAAACTACAAAGCCTTTATTATCGGATGAGCTTGCCCACGTCCAACCATAGGGAGCAGATATTGTAGGATTGCTCGCATTAGATGTGATTAATGCCCCTACAGTTAAGACAGTAATTGGGTCGGTATTATTATTCCTTATTTTTGCAGGTAATAGTGATCTTCCAGTGATACCCAGATTAGATATGCCGACACGGGTGCCATCAGTAATCCCAGGTATCGTGTAACTCGCTAATTTTTTTGTTATGTCGGAGTTATCTGCTGTAATAATCTCTTGCGGCTGCTGAGTAAACCCTCTAGGCAGTAGTAAACCAGACATTACGCGGCTTTGTAGCTAAATGGTGTGACTTTAAGTGTCCATCCCGCTGATATAGTCTGTCCTGAAGCATTGTAGATATAGTATTCGGCTACCCAAGGGACATCCCGGGCTATTAGCTCCATGTATTGATTAGTATTTATGGCTGCGTTATTTAATGTAAATGTGCCAATCCAGGCCGTAGGTCTAGCAGCTTCCGGTACTTCGGAATCATTAGTGCTATCGATATTTAACGGTCTCGCGAACAGGCTAATATAGGTATTTTCAACCACCGCCGTAGCGTGTTGAACGGCTAAAACAAATTTCGCATCAGGAAAACTAGCACCATCTGCAACGATGCCATACGTCGCATCGTTTGCCTGGGTTACCGTTAAATTTGCCGCTGAAGCGCCACTGGCTTCTAGCGTTTTTGGTGTGCCGACTACTACGATTGCTTCACCTGCCATGACTATCCCCTTAACGCTGTTGCGATTGCTTGTATTGAGCAATCTATGTTTAACTGCTCCGCCCGACTGATTGTTTTATTTGCTAAAAATAAAATAGTCGCTTTGTGCGTTTCGGTAAAATCAGGAATAAGCGCCTCGGCAACCAGGCCATCTAAAATGTCGGTGAACTTAGACAAAATCAATGCGTTAGATAAATCAAACGATTCAAAATCCTCTAACGCCAAGGAAGCTTCGCGACAAGCTGGGGCGACACTGTCCAGAATCGGCAGGCGCAAACCTATCAATGACAGATATTGCTTAATATCTTGACTAGATAGTTTTCCTTTCGCTGGAATATCTTTGCGATTAAGCGCGGCGACAATCGACACATCATCACCGGCCTGGATCAATGGCGCTAGTTCAGCAGCTAACGGCCCGGTTGTGATCTCATCATATAACGCAGCCATTACGCATTAGCTTCGGTAATTACAAAAGACGACACACTGACCGGTTGTGTTGCAACTATTGATGTTGTAGTCACGTTTAGATCACTACCAGAAACGCCAACGCTACCATCCATCACAAACGTAGTGCCGTCCGATTTTACGATCCTAAACCATGTTGCCGTACCTGTTGCGTTTGCACTCGCATCCTGCGCGATGGCGTTAAGTGTAAGCACACCACCCGACGAGGCCGGTGCAAATGTTGCATTACAGGTCAACTCAGCAAGCAAAGTCGTTGCCGCTCCTCCTGTTGCCGGTCGTGCGCCGTCATAAAGGCGCAATAAGGCGGAAGCCCCGGCGCGTGTTGTAATCGTGTCCAACATTGCGTTTCTGATTGATACTACATCGTATGCGATAGTCATTATATTTCTCTAGTGAATTGATATTGCGAGGCCGTCTGAGTCTCGTGTTATTTGTTTCGGTGTTTTTAAATATTCCATGAAAGCATCAAACTGCGCTTTGTGTTCGTCCATTAGCTCTGAGTTGTCCGCCGCTTCTGGTATTTGAATCATCTCGTGCTGCTTCATGCTGCACTCATTCTTCATCGTTTCAAGCTGTAATTTTGTTTGTGCTTCTAAATCAGCTTTGTATTTTGCTATAGCCTCGGATGATTCTATGCGCATCTCCTCTACTCTCATCTGAGTTGCAGCTTTTCCTTGCTCGATGATACGCTGAGCCTCCATTTTCCCTAGCTCCATATCGTGCGCGGCTTGCATTTTATCCGCTTCAATCTGTGCTTTTATTTGCTCAGAACGCTGGCTATTTTGCATAGCAAACTCATCACTTTGATGTCTGGCCTCTAGCTCCATTTGTTTGACTTGTAAGCTATTGTCCTGCGGTAATGCTGGCTGTTGCGGCGGCGGCGGCGCTTGCATTTCCTTTAGCTGATCTTGAATTTCTTCGCCAAATTGAAATTGACGCGTGATTTTAAGCAATATTTCCTTAAACCCTTCAAACGGTAATAGCCCCTGCTGCACGACCGGCATGGCTTCTTTAATAAAACTGCTCAAGGCTTGAATAGCTTCATTCATATTTTGCTTATCTTCGGTAGCCTCCGGAATGATTGTCGAATTAGTTTCTATGTCGACCCGGTAAGAGCGCTGCATATCATTTTTAAGCAAGTCCAATACTGCCGACCACTGCGGCCGCTGTAATGTTTGCTGAGCCTGTTCATAAGCCTGCATGGCTTGTTGTGGAATTTGTGGTTGCTGGCCCTCCGGAGCAATTTGCATTTGCTGTCTGATTTGCTCTGCCGCCTGCATAATCATAGTAGCCTGTTGGACTTGCTGCTCTGTTGCGTACTCAAGACCGGTCATGTCGGCCCACGTCTGTTCGCTAAATTTGGTCGCCGCAATTTCCAGCATCAGCCGCATTATGTCCCTGGCGTAGCGCTGTATCTCACCTTGGTTGCGCTTTAAACGCATTGTCCCCCATTGACTCTTGATGTTTTGAGCCGTGGCGGTTTCGCTTGCGACCGTCGAGCCTCTGATAATGTCGGATATGCCGGTAATCTCATAGATGATCTGTTTGATAGATGCCTGCGCATTAGTCAGCTCCATGTAAACCTTATTGAGCTGTTCGATGGGCATAAACCAGATGCTATGCTCAAACCCTTTTTCACTTAATACCGCGGATTTGTCGGCCGGGATAAGCACGTTATCGTCGCCGTCCATCAAGTTCTCTATGTCACCGCCGAGCTCGGAGTCATAAAGGCCTTTGGCTTTTATGGCTTTTAAGACCTTTGTTCGGCGCCGCGTGACTTCGTTTAGCTCTTTTGCTTGCGCTTCATAAACCGAGTAGGGCGGGGTAATATCCATATTGCTTGACTTCGCAATCAAAGACAGCGGTTTCGGCATCGGATAAAAGCCGGTCAATTCCAGCGGGTCGTCATCAACTTTAAGGTACTCATCGGTGTAGTGTTTAGACACGTAACGGACTTTTCGACCGCCGTCTTTGTCCCAAATCTGATAAATTGTTGCCGTCTTGCGGCCACCTTGATGCTCATCCGCTTTATTAACTTCATCTTCGTCTTCCCCTTCCTTAACAAAGTTAATTTTATTAGCTATTTCTTTGCCAAATAATCTGATCGCTTCATCTTTGTCAATGATCTCTTCAAAAGCGATCCATGGCACCTTAGACCACTTTTTAGCATAGCCAAAATATACTTTATCCCACGCAATTGAGTCTATGCACACCAACTCAGAGTCTTTTGTTAGCTCTTGTTCTTCATCTTCCTCGGTCTCCTGCCCGGCAATCTCAGCGTCATATTTAATGCGGGTAACGCCGCGTCCAGGCAGTAACGCATCAATGACAGCGCTGCTCATGCCGTCATTAAATGACTCGTATCCGTCCGTGTTTGTGTCAATTAAGTACGTAAGTAGACGCTCTCCGGCGGTTGATGCCGCTATTGCAGTGGCATCTTCATTTTTATACCGCTGTTTGATAATCGGGCGCGGAATCGCTGAATAGAGAGCCGGTAGAATGGTGTCGGTGTTGCTGAACAAGATATTGAACGGGACTTTAGCTGTATCTTTGCACTCGTAAATCTCATTAATGCGTTTGCCTTCCTTATGCCAAGCCTTATCGCGTTTTTTGGCCTCTTCTAGTTCGTTTAGCCAGTATTTGATGCCACCGTGCGGCGTGGTGGTTTCTATTTCGCTTTTACTATCCATTATTTTCTCGCACCCGTCGCATTTTATCTAAATGATTTTTAGTGATGGAACCCATCGTAATTGATTGTATTGATTTGTCAATCAACTGCTGATCGATGGGGACTATTATAGCCTCCGGAACTGGCTCTCGTAACACCTGGCAGCCATAGGAAAATCCGTCGGCGGGATGTGACGCCCAATTATGCTTTGGTTCGCGGCTAAAAACCCCTGAATCGTCGTTATATTCAAATTCCCACGCTCTTAGCCCGTCCAGGCCTGTCTCGCAATCGTTTTTGTTAAACGCACACCGCTTTATATAAGACCTGCTCGCTTCAATTTGGTCTAGTTTACGCGATTGCGGGACTATGCGCACTTTACCGCCGCCAAACGCTGCGCGGAACTTTTCGTGAGCCGAATGTTTGCTTTGGAATGTTTTAACTTTTGCATCCTGCGGCAACCAGATACGGGCTATTTTATCAGTAGAGTTAGCACCAATCGATTTTAGATTATACATTATGCGCGGCACCCAGTCATCAACGTCAAGCCCGTGGTCTGCATCGTATTTAAGCACGTTTGCGCCGCCTAGCACCGGCTGCCAATACCACCAGCCACACGTATCTCTAAACCCTAAATCGCAACTGATGACGAGTCCAGCGCCATTTTGATCGTACGCTACGCTGTTATTTATCCGGCCCTCGCGGTCTGCGTCATTAACCCAACGCGCAAGGATAGCGCCATGACTCGATCCATAGTCACCACCCCAGACGTGTGCCGCTTTATCGGGATCGTTTGCATAGTCTGCGAGCATATCGTCATGAAGCGGCGTGTCTTTAAACCACGGGTTATCTTGCCAGTTTATTTGCAGGCTGATTGCATTGCCGGGGGGATTTTTGCGGAAGAACACATCGACCGCGTCAGTCTTGTAGCGCGGATTCCAGCTAAACCACAGCTCAGAGCCCGGTTTGCGTAGTGTTGGGCGTAGCAAATCTAAGGAGTGTTGCGATAATGTTTGCGCCTCCTCGCACCAGGATACATCAAACCCTTCCAGCGATTTAATATTGCTTGCGGAATACGACTGCATGCCCTTAAACACGATAATCGAGCCATTTAGCCCGCGTATCTCCTGCTCCAGGACTGTAAAACTTGACTCCAAGCCAAGACTGATAATTTTGTCTTGTAAGAGCTGCTTAACCGAGTCTTTGATTGAGTTTTGTACTTCGCGGATGCAAACGACTCGTGTTAAAGACGTTGCACATTTGATGATAATTTGCTCTGCAAAAAAGTGAGACTTAGCGCCGCCCCTGCCGCCATACAATCCTTTGTAGCGGCATGGGGCTATGAGCGGCGTGAGCTTGCGCGGTATGCTAGTCTCTAGGATCGACAATCAAATACTCGACTTTTGTAATCACCTGCCCGCCCAGCTCAACATTAGCGTTAATATCTTTAGGCAAGACTTTGCCGATCAACGCCAGAAATGGCCCTGGGTTATCTTGTGCTTGCTGAGCAAGATAAGCACGTCCCCCGGCGTCATCCAGGGCGCCGAGGATCATGTCTTTAAGGACAGCTGTTGCTCTATTCGGTATCCCTTTTCTGCTTTTCGGTGAAGGATTAGCCATTCATTGCCCCGTACTGTGATATTAAAACAACCCAATAATATTGGATATAATAACATCCAAAATATCCAACAAATCAATTATTTTCATCATTTTCATCTCCTAAAATGCAATATCATCATCAAAATCATCAAAATTATCATTCCTTCGCGCTTGCTTCACTGCTGACTCGCCCTTATCCTGCTGATCCTCCGCAGGAGCACTCTTTTTTCCGACCAAATCGATAATAGTGACATTCAGCTCAAGGCTGGTTTTAGTCGTGCCGTCTTGCGCTTGATATTCGCTTTGACTGAGTTCGCCCGAAACAAACACCTGCTGGCCTTTCTTCAGATAATCTTGCAGCTGCCCTTCGGCGCGTTTACCCCATACTGCGCAGCGTATCCATAAGGTTTGCTGTTTATCGCCGAAGCCGATTGAATTACCGATCGTCACATTTAAAACGGCTTGGCCGGAAGGAAGGTATCTAACCTCAGCATCCCTTCCAACATGCCCTGTAAAACTGAATACGTTTGAAATAAATTACTCCTTAATGTGGTTATTATGTAGTTATACGACAATCTGTCGCATATATTGCGTTATATTGCTTTCTTATCTATTTCTGTAAACATTATCTTTTCCAGTAGCATGTTGCTGGTAATGTAAACCGAACTAAACGGAGGGTTTAGTGCGGGCTTCTGGTCTTCGTAATTTTCAAAATAGCTCACTCGCCTATTCATGTATAAAATTTCAAAAGTGTTGCCCTTAAACATTTCAAATCGTCGCTGGCTTTCAAAAAGCCCGACGACTCCAACAAGCATTGCAAATGGCTTACCTAAACTAAATAGCCTCTCAAACACTTCCGCTTTTATCGAATAAGGGGGGTTACTGATAATGTAGTCGCATTCAATATTAAGCACAAAAAAGTCTTTCCCGTCCCATAGGTGAGTGGGTATAACTGTATGCCCTAATTCTCTCAACACCTTTACAAACATACTGTCTTCAGTATCAAACGGACACCAAACAACACTTTCAGGCTTTATATGTCTTGTAATTGGCATCACGGCATATCTTGGGGTATAAAACTCGTCTTTCCCGCTTCCAGCCACTATGTCCATTTTCATAAATTTATCATCTCTCTATTTTCGCAATATAACCATGTGTTCAAGCGGACAAGCCGCCATGTAGCGCATTTGCACGGTTAAAGTTCATTGTGCGGCGGCTTACCGCTTAACACGGCGTTGGGCACCAGTTCCACATTCACGCGCACGCCAACCGCTGTCGCGTCTGTGTCCAGGCACCACTCGACCACTTCGACCCGGTAGCGCACTTCATCAAACACACATAGGTCGCCAACTCTCGGCACCATAAACATTCGGCGTTGCGCAAATTGTTTGTCCTTGTATCGGATGAAAAAATTCACCCCTGCGCTTCGTGCCAGGTCTTCGTATGCCATCTTCTTTCCTCTCCGGGCCAGTGCCCAACAATTCATTCCAGCGGGACGGGCAAAAAGCCGCCCGCCCCTGAATTCAGGCGTTATACACCAATCATTTGTATTTTAATTACAAGCTGTTTCCATGAGTGAGGGAAAGCCCTGTCAGGATCAACAAAACCTGCTCTACTAAAAACTTCTTCTCCTACAATAATAATGCTCCCGTTTTCGTCTATAAAAGCAATTGGCTTAGTATTTTCACTCTCAACTTCTTCAAAATGTTCTTGTACTTGTTGTCCAGCATAATCAGGCTCTTGATGTTTTCGACTCATAAGTTGTGCGTCTTCAAAGGCATCTTCGCCGATTCGTTCGGCTTCTCGCTCTGAAAACCCTTGATTTAATGCGTTATGGTATGCTTTAAGGTCCATAAAATATCCAGTATAACTCTTAGTTCAAGCGGACAAGCCGCCCGAAGCGCGTTTGTTTGTTAAAGTTTCCCGTGTTGCGGCTTGCCGCTTAACACGGCGTTGTGCGCCGGCTTCGTACTGCTGCCAAGCCCGGCATCCTTTGTGTATCAGCTCTGCCGCTTGTGTTTGAGTTAAACCCGCGTCCATGCGGGCTTTTTTTATTTGCTCTAATGCGTTATACATCATCAATAATCGCTTTCTTTGCATCTAAAATTTGTTCGTCCGTTAAGTTCTCAAATTCTCCGATACCTAATAGTTTTCTGACAGCTTGACCAATTGGAGAGTTACCGCCTTGATGGTGGTATAAAACCCAAGTAAGCAAACGCCTAATTTGCTTTAATTCCATTTCTGCCTCTTCGTTTCCATAAGTGACATGATCGAGTGCTGTTAACATTTTTAATCCTCTTTAGTATAACAAGTCAGTCAAAGCGACCCGCCGGAGCGCGGCCACAATCTTCAGTAGTTTCATCGTTTCATCCATTCCAAGCCCTCCGCCTCTTTTCGAGAGATCGTAAATTTTATCCCAAGTTCGTCTGCTCCGAATGCGTAGCATTTTTCAATATACTCTGCCGCGCCTTTGGTTGTGAGCTGCGTCGTTGAGCCAGTCAGCATTAGCGATCCGTCCGGCAACTCTATCCATTTGACGTAATTATCTAGCGTAATACCTGGTTCGCCATCATCTGGTAAAAATTCCTTTTTTAAAAAAAAATGCCAGGTTTCAGCGTTAAAATTTAAGCCGTCCATGCGCCCCTGCTTGACAAAATCGCCGATCACCGACGCCCATAATTTCCGATTTTGACCATTGCTGCGCTTTTTTTGCACAGGCTCAATCGTCACTTGCATATGGGCATCGAGCGGCAATGCTTCAACCGCTGTAACTGCATAAAACTTAGACTTTGCGTCTTTTATCTCGAAAATTCTTTTCATTTTTTACACCCGATTTTGATCGTAAAAAGTTCAAAAAAAGCTGGATGCATTTTCCGACTTCCAATTTCCCATTTTTGCCAAGCTCCCAGGGAGCAATGAATCAACTTTGCGGCCTGGCTTTGCGTTAAGCCAGCGTCTTTCCGGGCTTGTTTGATTTGTCCGTGGGTTCGATACATACTCACAACTGAGACGTTTTCAGTCTGTAAGACGTGTCAAGATCGTTTCTAACGATAAACTCCGACCCGTCCGCCTCTACCGAGGATTTGTCTTGGAAAGTGAATAACCATCCACCATCAATTTCCTTTGGGTCGGCGCAATGATACAGAAGGTTGCTTACCTTCTCCCCCATGCGAGAAGTGTAGCAGCCCGCTTCCGCGGAAGCGGTAACGAGGCCTAATTCCTTTAGTATCTCAATTAATTTTTGTGCTTTCATTTTCGTATCACCAAAAGGGTTCCAGAAATTGAAACCATGCCGCCAATATACGCCCATTGCACACAATGTAAAGCTTTTTATTTATTTATTTCGCCCTGTTTCCTTGATTTCGCCTACCTATGCTCTTTTAAAAGCATAGACTGGTAACTGTCATCCATGACATGTTTCCTTAAAACCTCCCTTACCCCCTCAGACGTTTCAGGACTAAAAACTGGAGTAAATACCAGATACTCATACTCGTATCCTGTAAGAACTCCTTCTGAACCAACATGAGTTGATTCAGAAAAATCAACATGAGTTGATTGCATGGAGACTGTGCCCCTCCAATAAAAACGCCCTGCCTCCAAGCAATCTGGACGAAACCCGTATTGCCTCCTGAATTTATCTGTATCGACAGATTCAAGAGGGACGACGACGCTTACCACGCCGCCGCCCAGTTTCGCCATTCTTTCTCCTGTAGCAATTGTAAAAGTTTTCATTTTTTTTTAATCCCCTAAAGGGTTCCAGAAATTGAAACCATGCCGCCAATATACGCCCATCGGGGACAATGTAAAGCTTTTTTATTTATTTATTTCTTCTCGCAATATTAATTAAAATCTGTTCGGTTTGCATGCTGTGTCCTATGCCCCTGGCGGGCTCAATGATGATATGGCTACGCGCCGCCGGGCGTTTAGTCGGCACTAACTTAAGTCTGTTTGCTTTTTGTCGTTCTACAGCGTTATTTTGCATAAAATAATCCCTATTTTGTCTCGGCAATGCCCATAAATTTATAGGCGGAAATGTAAAATCGGGCCAATTTTTCATGATTAATCACTGCGCAACTTTGCATCAATTCGCGCCATAATTTCAATTTTTTGAGCTTCAAATTTCAGCTGTTTTTCACCCGCGCTTTCGGCTCTTTGTCGCCGCCGTTCCTCTAACCTTTTCTCGCCTGTTTTTAACGCCTCAGCCAATCCTCGCCAGTGTTTTTTTAGATTTTCGTTATTTGCCGGCAGTTCCGTTATTTTTCCTGTTATTAATCCAGCAATCAGACCGGAATCGGTAGATGCAGGTAATAATTTACTTGCGCTGGACTGGGTTATCCGTCCCGCCGCTACCGCTTTCATGAGCGCTGGCTCAATTTGCCGCTTATCGTAGCCAAGGCAGACTGTCCACGCTATACCCCTGCCCATGATATTACTTTCGCTGCAAAGTCGCTCGTATGCCGCTTTAAACGCCATTCTTGCCGCTATTCTGTCGCCGCCGATAATCAAATCATAAGCAATTGCATAAGCTTCGGCCATTTCTTGCGTCCACACGATCGTTTCCGCCTCGCTGCCCGGAAGCGCTGCCCAGGCTTCGTCAGCTGTTGGTCGCTTGTTGTGCGCTTCGAGCAAATCGATAATATCCTTCGGTGCCGGAGCATAGCGACCCGACTGCACATGTTTTTTAATTGCGAGTAGCAGCGCGGCCAGCGGATAGCTGTCTAATGCATCGATGCACATCTTCATTGCCCCCGACGACAAAACTTTCCCAGCGGGCATGACCTCGTGAGCTGTCGCCCAGGCGGCGACAAATATTTTATAATCTTGCTGGTTCATAAAATCTCGATATTGTTGAGTCAATAACGTCGTCTTGATTTTCCCAAATTTCAGAATAATCAGGTTTGTCTTTTTGTTGAGATTGTTGTTTTTTGCCGCTTGGGGGATTTTTACAATTATGAATAAATCGCTCGATCTGTCCTGAGTCTCGAAAAATTAAATGGACACCGTCATACCTCGAGCCGTGCTCATTGCTGCCCATATTGTGAGGCGTGAACGAACAGCCGGTTATTGCTTCTTTGAGTTGTTCTTGTGAATATCCGAATTTCAGCGCGGCTGTGATTATTTTTTTCCGCTTGTCGTCAAATACGGCATTTTTGTGTGACATGATTTTTTTCCAGTGATCAAAAATTTCAAATTCTTGAGTTTTGTTTTTTTGCGGCTCGACAAAAGACGCGACAGCGTCTTTTCCTTGATCCTTTGATCCTTGATCCTTTGATCCTTGATCCTTTGATCCTTGATCCTTTGATCCTTTGATCCTAACACGAGGATTCGCGAGGATTCGCGCGGATTCATCGAATTCAGGTATCTTTGACACGCTTGGACGATCAATCTTCTGATGATTCAACCATTTAACTATTTGTATATATGTCGAATTACCAAGCGAATAAATGATTATGCAGCCCTCTTCTACTAATTCATTAAGCCAATTGTCGATCAAGTCGGGAGCGTCATTATCGTATGGGAAAAGAAGGCTCGCGAGCATTCGCGAATTTCCGCGAAGCCTCCCCGAATCATCAGCGATAGTCCATGTTAAAATAAATAAAAGTCTCGCATCTCGGCTTATGTTGCCCATGCTTTCAGACTGCGGAAGTTCAGGCTTTATTGATCTAATTCTTGCCATATCCTCAACTCCCTCTTGATTCAATCAGCCCATGTTTCTTAGCCTCTTTTTTGATGAGCTGCTCTATGACTCCCGTCATCGATCGATCGTGTACTTTAGCTAATTTATCTAGCATCAGTCGTATGTCAGGCGATACTTGAAACACCATTCTTTCGGTTTTCTTGCGCATTTTATTCCCTCTTTTATTTGTGGATGATAAATATTAACGTATGGTAAACAATTTTGCAACAACGAGTTTCAAACAAAAAAAAGCCCGGTAAAAAACCAGGCTCTTTGTAGTCTGTGCGTCAGCGCGTGTCTTGTCTATCTTTTATGCTGTCTAATGCCGATCTCTCGTTGTCAGAATACATTCTTGTGTATACCGAGGGAGTCGGTTTTTTCACCACTTTATATTCTACTATTCTACCGATAGTCGTATTCTTTCTTGACCCTTTATACTCTTTCCAGTTGACATTTTTCGCTTGCGTCGCCCTATGCGCGTGACTCTTGATGCCATTCCGGCAGGTTGTGCGATAAGTGACCCAAGCTTCCGGCGGAACAGGACAAAAGTCGCCTTCATGTTGTATAAAATCCATTCAAATATCCTTTAATTGTTTAAATTTTCGACGTTTTATCTTTAATTTTTTAAAGACGACGCATTGTAACTTATAAAAAGCTTTACAACTATATAAATAAATATTTATAATACGCCGTACTTTAAATTTATGGAGCAAAAAATGGAACCTAAGAAAGAAAAATATTCGATGCTGTTTGTTGGAAGCGATCAACACAAGCTGCTCAAGATTATAGCCGCGAAAAACGGGGAGTCTATTCGCGACTTGACCCGACGAATTTTTGAAGAATTTTTGAAAGGAAAAGAAAATGAGTGAGCAAATAGCAGTAAAAAAAGAGTCTTGGCTAGCGATAACAGAGCCGGAATTAATGCAAGTTTTGAAAAACTCGCTTTATCCGGGAGCACAAGACGAGTCAATAAAAATGGTTCTTGGTTATTGCAAGGCAACAGGCCTTGACCCGATGCAAAAACCTTGTCATATCGTGCCAATTTGGGATAGTAAAGCTAAATTAATGCGCGACACGATTATGCCGGGTATTGGATTGTATCGCATCCAAGCGGCAAGGTCGGGCCAATACGCTGGAGTTGGCGAACCTGAATTTGGTGGTGAGGTAGAAGAAACTTTGAGCGGAACGCGCTTTAGTTATCCCAGATGGTGCAAGGTAACGGTTAAGCGGCTTATGAATAATGGCTCGATTGCTGAATACTCAGCGACCGAGTATTGGAAAGAAAACTACGCTGTTAAAGGCGGGCAGGAGAAAAGCATTGCTCCTAACGCGATGTGGTTAAAACGCCCTTACGGCCAAATCGCAAAATGTGCAGAAGCGCAAGCACTAAGAAAAGCATTCCCAGAAATTGGCTCTCAACCGACCGCTGATGAGATGGAAGGAAAGTTTGAGGAAGGTGAGCGCGAAATCAACCCACAACCGGCCAAATCAGAACCCAAGCCTTTAGAATATTGCAGCGATGAAAACTTTGATGAAAAGTCGGTTTCCTGGTTAAAATTGGTCGAATCCGGCAAAAAAACAGGCGAGGAAATAATCAAAATGATCCAAACTAAATATCTGTTCACAGAAGAACAAAAAGCCGAAATCTTGAGCTGGCAGCCGGTGATTGAAGGCGAATTAATGAACGATACAGGGGAATCAAAATGAGAAAACAACACGATTTGATTCAAGGTAGCGACGCGTGGCACGCCTTCCGTTATGAACACGGCGGAGCAAGTGAAGCGGCGGCAATGCTGGGATTATCAACACTAATGCCAAGGAATGAACTTTTACATCTTAAAAGCACTGGTTTTTCCAAAGAATTTGGAGATTATGTGCAACGGATGATTCTGGACAAAGGCCATGAAGTTGAAGCATTGGCGAGGCCGATTGCCGAGGCCTTTATCAGCGAGGATTTATTCCCGGTCACTATGTCAGACGGTTATATGTCGGCATCCTGCGACGGTTTAACGCTCGATGAATCAATTGCTTGGGAATGCAAACAGTTTAACGCAAAACTGTTTGTATCAGTGCAAAACGGAGAATTACCCGAGCAGCATTGGCCGCAGTGCCAGCAAGTTTTATACGTAACCGAAGCGGAAAAGTTGATTTTTACATGTTCGGACGGCACGCTAGAAAGAACCGCTCACATGACTGTTTACCCTGACAACTCGGCGTTTGAAAAGCTCGACGCTGGATGGAACCAATTCCAGCTCGATCTAGCCGCATTTGAACCGGTTGAAACAGTCGCCGCGCCCGTTGCTGATGCAATTATGCAGTTGCCAGCGATTAATGTGCAAGTTACCGGCGGCTTAACAGTGAGCAATCTTAAAGAGGTCATCGTTCAATTTGATGATTTTATAGATAACGCCAATGTTGTGCTGGTTACTGTTGATGATTTCGGCAATGCAAATGCAACAGCGAAATTTAGCAGGGAGCAGGCCAAAAAACTCAAGGCTTGCCGTCATCAAATCATCGATCAAGTTGCTGACATAAGCGAGGCCACGCGCATCATTGACTTGTATGCTGACAAGTTTGACGCGCTAGGTTTGAAACTGGAGAAACTGGTTAAAACCGAAACCGAAAACCGTAAGTTACAGATTTTAAACGCGGCTAAAATTGCCTTTACAACACATTGCGGCATGCTCGAAAAGGCGATTGCTCCGGTGCGGCTGATAGTCACACAGCCTAACTTTGCCGAAGAAATGAAAGGCAAGCGCACAATCGCAGGATGGCAGAACGCGGTAGATAGTGCCCTGGCAAACGGAAAAATTGAGGCGGATGCAATCGCTAGAAATGTGCGTTCTAACATCGACTTGATTGATAGATTTCCTAACCACAAATTTTTATTTAATGATCTTCAGCAAATCATTTATAAGTCGTTCGATGATTTAAAGCTTTTAATCGAGTCGCGAATTATGACGCACGACCAGGCCGAAGCCGGAAAGCTAGAAGCCCAGCGCTTGCAAATACAAGCCGAAGAAGAAGCCAAGGCGCGGCGCAAGGCAGAGGCCGAGCAAGCGCAAACGCTGGAAGCGGAACGCGCCCAGGTTCGGGCCGAAGAACAGGCAAGAATCACCGAAGAAAGACGCTTAGAGCAGATCGAATTTGATAAAAAACAGGAGGCCGAGAAATTAGCAGCTCAAGAATTACGAGATCAGAAAGCGCCGGATTTGGACGCCGGAAATGAGCTTGTGCGCATCGAAGAAAAGCCGATAGGCGTAACAGTGCCAACGCGATTACAGCTCATTGAAGCACTCGCGTTTATGTTTAATGTCAACTTAGCTGTGGCCGAGCAATGGCTAGTTGATGCTTTTTTTATTGAGTTTTTATAATTACAAACAACATTGGGTAATAATGAGTCAATCTGGTTTGAAGAAGAAATTAATGATAATTGAATTACCATTCCCACCGTCTATTAACCACTATTGGAAACATCGAGTTTTAGGACGCCGGGCGGTCGTTTACCTGGCATCGGAGGGAGTGACGTTTAGACAAGCATCACAGCACTGTATCCCTTCAGTTGACGCGATAACCGAGCGCGTGACAGTCACTATTGATCTTTACCCGCCAAATAAGCGTAAGCTGGATATTGATAATCGGGTTAAAGCCGTACTCGATACTCTAACACATGCAGGAGTTTGGCTAGACGATGAGCAGGTTGATCGATTGATTATAAATCGCTGCGAGGTAACAAAAGGCGGGGCCAAAGGTTATTGCGTCGTTTCTATTGAAGTTTTAAAATAATTACACTTTTAAATATAAAAAGATTTACAATTATATAAATAAAGATTTATAATAAGCCGTACTTAAAAATTTCCTCTCCTAAAGGGATCCCACTCGCTCCGTTCCGACGGAGCATTTTTTTAAAATCCGGCTCCCAGGGAGTCCTCGCAGTCCCGAAAAAAATGCGAGTCAGTCGTACTGGGTTTAAGTGGTTAAGCCCGGGAGTCGGATTTTTAAAAAATAGGCCGTGTCTTAGCTGTTGTATCCGGGCCTTAAACGGGACTTAAACAGCGGCGTCCGTGAGAGTCGGGCGCATCCATCACACAAATAAAAAAGGGCATAAAATGAAACAAATCAATCATGACTACGCAGGGGCCAAATGGCCCAAAAGAACGCATTTTAGACCTGGCAACATGCTAGGTGCCTGGCTGGTGATTTTAGTGATATTTGCCGTTGGTTTGGGCCTGATGCTTAACGCCTCGGTGCGGGCAGATAGCGTCATTGGCGTGACCACTGATAATCTGATGAGCCCCGAACGCGCAGAATACATGGTGTTATTTGAACACGGCCAGGAGCTAGACGAAACGGACATGGAGTAATATAAATTGAGTTTAACCGCACCACCAGATCGGGCCAATAATCTGGGGATGTCGCAAGTAGACCCAAACCTATCTACGGATGCGACACGGGCTTAATAGGGGCTAATCCGCTGAATTGGGGGCGGGTTGGCAGTTAAGTCGCCGGACAACGTGCCCGGCAATCTTGTTAATCAACGGGAAAAATTAAACATGTTCAAAGTTACAGAAAATCGCTGTAGTGAGTGTTTGTTTTCACCTAACAAGATTGTGAGCGATAAACGCCGCAAAGTAGTGCTTAATGATTGCCGCAGCAAAGACTCGTATTTTATCTGTCATAAAGCCACTGCTGCCGGGCATGATATATGCTGCAAAGGATTCTATGAGACGCAAACCTGCAACCTAATACGGATAGCGCAACGGCTCGACGTGGTTAGATTTGTGCCGATACCGAATGATGGGGCATCGTAGAGCTAACCGGGCGCGGCCCGAAGGAATAAGTATGGAAACGAAGATTGATGCATAGCGCCTAATTATACATAATTGCATAACGCCGGAATTAACCAGCCTGTCTGACACGAAACTTTAACGAAGCGAGGAGCTATGAATACTGAAAATGTTACCGCTGTGCATAGACAGCGCCCTGATACTACGGAAAAGAAAAAAGACAGACGCAGATGCACATAGACGACTGGCTAGATGACCAAACAACCGGCCCCGCCGACGTGAAGGAGTGGCTTGAACACTTCCGCAGGCCAGCGATTGAAAAAGACCATGTCTGGCTGCGCGCATGGCAACTGTTTTGCACCTACAATGACAAGCGTTACCGCTGCATTGGTTGCTCGCGCATGGGCGACGTGTGGCTGACCGCGAATTTTGAGAAAGAGAATGGCTACGACCTTCGTATTGACATTGACGACTGCACCGAATGGGGAGTGGTGTCGAACGCCGTGTTAAGCGGTAAGCCGCCGCACAATGAACTTTAACTGCGCAAATGAAAGCTGACAAATTGATTGTGGGTGAAAGTTACAGGCACAAAGACCATCAAGATTATTGTTGGGCGAAGTTCTCGACTCCGATTTGCGCATGATCGAAGAAACCAAGGCGCATAACGCACCAGCTAACCGGGCGCGGCCCGAAGGTTGAGATATGAATGAAGATTATAACCGCGCTCCGGTTGAGCGTTTTGTTATGCGGCTTAGGCAGCGGTTCTGCAAGCACATTTTTAGGGGGCCAGACATGCAATTAAGAGATAATGAAGGAATGGTGAACTGGCTATGCAGCAAATGCGGCAAGATGTTCAGAGAGCCTTATGGTCTTGCTATGGGTGACTATGGAACAATAACAGGGCCGTGGGGAGAGCCGCATAACGCAGAAATAACGGGACGCGGTGAAGAGAATGAAGATTGAAAACTGCAATGAATCCGCGTTCCCGTTGATTGTAGGGTTAGGCATTAGTTACGAGGCAATATAATGGTTGAGTTTTCGGCGTGTGTAACGTGCATACATAGACGAATAATTGGTAATAGCCCCTTTGGGCATTCATATTGTAATAAGCTAGATCAAAAAATTGATGATTTCTGTATTGTCAATAAGATGGTTTTGAAAGGATGCCCAATGGCAATAGCCAAAATAAGGCCTAACGC